TATATTTTTTTAAATCTTGTGTTCCTGATGGAGATCCTGCTAGGGATGGCAGTCCAAAAAATACCTCATAATTTGAAGTTGTAGCGGGAGACATCAATCGAGACTTAATCTCGGACATCTTAACAGCCTTTGGTTTTGGTGCAGCCATCTATAAATAGATATATCTTTGCTATACTATGTATAAGAGAATGTCGGAGAGTCTTAAAAGTAAATATAAACCCTCTAACCCTAAAAAATACGTAGGTGATCCAAACAATATAATTTGTAGAAGTTCTTGGGAAAGAAGATTTTGCGTTTGGTGTGATACTAATGAAAATATTTTAGAATGGGGAAGTGAAGAGTTTTGGATTCCTTATCGTTCTCCTGTTGATAATAGAGTTCATAAGTACTTTCCAGACTTTTTTGTAAAAGTCCGTGAAAGGAATGGATCAATTAAAAAGTATGTGATTGAAGTGAAACCTCATAAGCAAACTCAACAACCAAATCCTAAACCAAAAAGAAAAACAAAATCCTGGTTATATGAAGTGAAAACCTATGCAGTGAATCAAGCAAAGTGGAAAGCTGCAAAAGAGTTTTGCGAAGATCGTTTACTTGAATTTAAGATCATAACAGAAAACGAACTTGGAATCAAATAATGCCAAGAAGAGAATATCCTGGTGAAGAAGAATACCGCAAGTTATTTGCGAAATATGCTGAAAGGGATGAACAGAAAAAAACCAGAATACAAAAACTGAAAGAAAGGACAAGATCATTCTCCGATCCTGATGATTTCATGTTGGTTATACTTGAACTCTTTAATGAGAGAGAATTTATTCCACAACCAGGAAAGTATTATACGTTTGTATACCAAGCAAAAACACCTAAAATTGTTTACGATGAACATCCTCTCATAGCATGTTTGTCATTACAAAACTGGGGATTTACAGGGTTAAATTTTCATTTTCCAATGGTTAGAAATTATACATGGAATGAAGTGATTGGACAAATGCATGTGGTTAATGATGATGAAATTGAATATATGAAATCTGTTCCATATCAAAAGATGATTACTAAATAACAAAATAAGAGGAAGTTTTAATGGCTGCGTTACCCACACAAAAAATAAAAATATCTTTTAAGGGTAAAAGTCCAGAGAACCCAGACACTGTTGTTAGCCAAACAATAACCGTTCCAGTATCAGTTACAGTTGATGATACCACAGCAGCAACTAATGTAAGTGTATTGGTAGATGGAGAGCAAAAACCAATTGCAACAATTGAAGGACTTGATATAGTTAATAATACTTTTGATGGTGAGATTAAATTAACTGAAGATGGTGTAGATAATCTATTTGCTCATCTAGAAGAAAATGATAACTTAGCAAACTTGGACGTATTGACTGATAATGATGTACAATTAAAAACCTTTTTAGAAACTGGTATTACATCTCCTGATGATGGACTTTCTCAGGCAAAAAAGGAAGCAAAAAATATATATAACGAAGGAGCAACTTCAGAGGCAAAGGAAGTAGTAAGTGCAGCTGGTGGATCATCATTTGCAGAACAAACAACTGAGGATTTAGCACCAAAATCAACAACTCCAGAGGAAGCACAAACAGCAGAACCAGTAGTTGGAGTAATTGGTGTTAATCCAGGATCTGATGACCAAACTCAAGCAGAACTAACAAATCAAAAAGTTTCTGAAGATGCACTTGCTGGGCAAACGGGGGCAGGTGCTTTAGTAGATACAAATAAAGCAAAATCATTAGGTAAAGATGCTTTATTTTATCCTTCAACTATGGATAAATTGCAGCAAGATTATATAAAAATTTCAACTTATAGATATACACCACAGCAAATTGAAGGTCTCACATTTAAAGAAATCACCACTAAAGGAGATCCAGAACGGACAATATACTTACCAACAAATGCTACTATTACCGATAGTAATACTGTGAGTTGGGGATCTAATAGTATGAATCCAATACAAATTGCGATGTTCAATCTTGCTAGGAAATCTATTAAAGGTGATCCTGGTGATGCAATACAAGATTTATCTGGTCAAATACGAAAAACCTTAACCAATGGTGATACTTTTGCAAACATAAAAGATGCTGCTACAACATACTTTGCTGAACAAGCATCTGGGGTTACTGGAATGCTGTCAAGAACTCAAGGAGCAGTCTTTAATCCAAATATGGCACTGATGTTTAATAACCCAGAAATGAGAAATTTCACATTTTCTTGGAAAATGTCTGCTAGAGATGGGGGTGAAGCTGAAATGATTAGAAAAATTATCAGAACATTTAAGCAAACAATGGCAGTGAGAAAAGATAAAGCAAATTTATTTTTAATTGCACCAAACGTTTATAGAATTTCGTATCATACTAAATCTGATAGTGAAGAGCATAAATCAATAGGTAAAATTAAATTATGTGCTCTAACTGGATGCAATGTTAACTATGTTCCTGATGGAAGTTACATGACTTTTAATGATGAAGCAAGAACAATGACCGCATATCAACTTGACTTATCATTTAGTGAAATGGAACCTGTTTATTATGATGACTACACAGATTCAGAAGACGTTATTGGTTACTAAAAATGTCAGATTACTTTAGCAGGCTACCAAATTTTAAATACACCAATCTTTTAAATGAAATTGGGGTAGATTCTAAAATTCAAGTTAAGAATATCTTCCGTAGAGCAAAACTGAGAGAAGATATATTTGAGAAAATATCTTATTTCGACAAATACTTAATTGTTGGAGATGAGAGACCAGATCAAATTGCAAATAAAATTTATGGTGATCCAAATTTAGACTGGGTAGTTCTTATTTCCAATAATATACTTAATTACCAATCAGAGTGGCCAATCCCACAAAAAGTTTACAATGCGTATTTACTTGAAAAATATGGATCGTATGAAAAATTGTATAGTGTTCATCACTATGAAAGTAAAAGAGTTTTCAATAGTAGAAATGAAACTATTTTTCCTGCTGGTCTCATTGTCTCGGAAAATCATAAAGTAGAATTTTATGACAAAGATTTAGATGTTCTAGTATCAATTTCTAATGCAGCAAAACCAATATCAAATTACATCTACGAAGAAAGAATTCAAGATGAAAAAAGATCTATTTTTATTCTAAAACCAGAATACCTAAACATAATTCTGGATGATATGGAAGAAATTATGACATATAAAAAAGGTTCCAGTGAATATATCAGTGGAACCTTAAAAGATACTGAAGATCTATTTGAAAAGTAAATTGAAATATGCTGCAAAGACCAAGAGGGTTAAGCAGATTTGATTATACTTCATTCTTCAGCAAGTTTTTGGAAGTAAGATAGTGCATCGTCTTCTTCAGCATCAGACATTGAAGTTTGAGGAACTCCAAAATCTTCATCGGAACGAGACTCTTCACGGAACTTAGGAGTAAAGGACTGACCCTTACGTTCTGCTTCAAAAGATGCTTCTTCATCCATAGTCTCAGGATCTTGATACTTGGGAACACCACGAGTGCCAAGTACATAGTCAAGACGCTTCTTAAGATCCTCATAGGTCTTGAATTGATCTGCAGCAGTCAATGTAGAAAGAGAATATTGCTTCTTCCAGATTGCTTCTAGAGCATCATCGTCATCTAGTAGAGGACCAGGACGATCAAACTCGGAACTATCATAGTTCCAGTAACCAGCAACCTTCTTGATCTTCAGTTTAAAGTTCGCACCTTGCCAGAAGTCGAAGGGGTTGATAGGATCTTCATCTTCAAATTCTGGTTGCATTGCTGCCATGATCTTGTCAAAGATCTTCTTACCGAACTTGTAGAGGAATACCTGACCTTCGTTAGAAGGGTTGGCAGAATCTTTTACAACGTAAATGTTTGCGTAGTAAGAGAGTTTACGTTTTTGCTTTCGTACAGTTTCTTTATCTGCTTCGTTACCACTGTTCCAGAGTTCACGATTGTACTCAGATACGGGATCCTTCTGACCGATAGTGGTTAGAGAGTTCTCAATGAACCAACCACCAGGACCTTGGAAAGCATGAGAGTACATCTTTGCCCAAGGAAGTTCTTCACCATCTGGAGCAGGTAGGAAACGAATGACAGCATAACCATTACCAGACTTATCAAGTTCTGGTTTCCACAGACGATCATCAGCACTATTGCTACTGGTATTGAGTTTTTCTACTTCCTTGACCAGTTTGGCAGTTAGATTGCCAAGTGAAGACTGCTTCTTTAGATTTGAAAAGGACATTCGGATTACCTCGGTTTGTTTGTATTGTGGCTTGTGTGCTCTGCAATTATAGCAGGCATCATATTTATATGTCAACCAACTTCGTCTGCGAGTTGCTGCTTCAGTTGGACGATCAGTTTGGACAGATTTGAAAAGACAGCATTCATCTCCACATTTTCTGGGAACCCAATTAAGGATGCAGAGTCTTTAATTCTTTGTTTCATTTCAATAGCATCAGAATCGTCAGATAATGACATTCTCATATAAAGAATTTGCTGCTTTTCTAATAATTTTTCCAGATCATTAATATGCTTGAGTTTTTCTTCACGATCTAATTTTGGAAACTCAAATACTTTTGAGTAAACTTTCTCTTGTAATTTTGAGACCTCTAACATCTCATCTTGTACAATTTTTGAATCAAAAAATCCACTCATAGTATCATCTCCTTTAATAGTTTTTTGAATTTAAATATATCGATATTTAGAAAGGGATTATATTTTTTTAATCTGAGACTAATTAATTGCCAAATGGGATCATCTAGTTTATTGTTAAAATGTCTAGAAAATCCAAGTATTTTGTCTAATATTAAAAGTGTCTCAATACTAATTTTATTACTCAAATACAATTTGACAATTTTTGGATGTCGATTCTCCTCAATCTTGAACATACCATCGAAATTGTCTCTGGTGAAATTTTGTCCAACTTCTTCTTTGAAGATGTATGTGATTGATTGAATTCTTTTTTGCCAGGATTGATAGTTAGTATTTCCATTTCTAATAATTTCTCCAATCCATAAAGTTTGTGGGTCTTCACACGAAATGAAGTTAGAAACAAAAAAGTCCCTAACTTCATCATCACTCTTCTGTCTGGATATTTTTTCAAACCAATACCTATCCTTTCTTTTATAGAAAGAATTTAATGTTGCTCTTGTTTTACCACAATACTTGTGGTAGTCGAAACTATCTTTTGTAAAATGATTTTTAAGAGCAACGTATGTTTTATAGCAATCAAATGGAGTCATCATAAAAAACCCTACGCGTGAAAAATTTTGGGAATTTTTTTTCGACCAAAAATGGATTTAAAAGTCGATTTTCAAATTGAGAGTCTTGCTCTACTACTTCTCTTGAGGAAGTTTAGTTCCATTGCATCATACTTAATCTTTTCCTTTAAAGGTTTTGAAAGTAGTTTGGGGATGGATTCCAAATCAATTTTATTCTCTTCACAAAAATGCATTACACTATCAATGTAATTCATATCCTCATTCCTGCGATAAATTTCTTCAATATCTTGAGAAACTTTTGCCTGAGAGTAAAACTTACTTTCTAGTTCCTTTTCTAACTCTGTGTTTTCTTTCTTCGGCATAATCTCTGAGTAGATTGGTAACATATAATAATTTCAAATCATAAGAACATTATATCAATAATTGTTATAATAGTCAAGCAAGTTTATCTTCAACAAACTTTTTGATATATTGAGTTAGTAATCTGATATATTTTGCTTTATTATACTCTTCATATACTTCGACCTCACCATTCTCACATGCCATAATAATTACGAATTTTTTTACAGATAGACCAGTGAGTTCATGAAGCATACATGCGTAAGCACAACATTGTACGAAATAGTTCTCAATCCAATCTCTTGGTTTGGGTTTCTTTGATGTTTTAAAGTCGATGATTGCTAGTTCACCATTATACTCAGCAATACAATCGACAGTGCCTGCAATCCCTAAGTACTCACTATATAGTGATCTTTCAAGAGCGTAAATATTATTTATATTTTTTAGTTTTTCTTTGGCAATCAAATATAAAAACTCTGAGAGTGGTTGAACAGACCCAGATGGCATTTCTTGATTTAAAAGAAAATTCTCCACAAGTGTGTGCATGTCTGTTCCACGACTTGTAGCTTTCCTTGTAATTTTATTTGCTTCATCTTCACCAACTCTCTTCCTCCACCTCGCAAAAGTTTCACGATTGAAGTGACTAGTAATTGATGTAACAGATACTAATTTAAGTGGACCATCGTGAGTTGGTACTGTATAGTACCTAACACCATCAATAGTTTCTCTAGATAGTTCTGGAAGATCAATATCAATATGGTTAAACATCATGAAAGGGGCATTTTTTTCTAATATCTTTATCAAATAAGATTTTATTCATAAATTTTTTATCGTCAGTTAGAATCATTCTTCTTTCATGCATTTCATACAATTCATCTGATTCTAAAGGATGACCATCTTCTAGATAATTTGATAGTTCTTTTTTTCTAAGAATAGGTTTATCATTCATATTATCTGTATAGAATCTAACTCTATACAATGGGTTTGACTGAATAATGGATACTGGTTTTTTTCTATCTAATATTTTTATTGCAAGAGAAGTGTTTCTTGGGTGACTAGCAATATTAAACCAACCTCCAACAGCAACAAAATTATTGTCAAGACTAGTTAACGGATGATCTAGATATTCAAACCACAAATATTCATTTTGGAAATCTGTCCAGATATAAGAGTTGGTGAAACTTAGTTGTATAACTGGTTGTTCTTTTCCAATATCTTTAACTTCAAATGAAATATATTCGTTTTCATATAATTCCTCGTTTTCGTAGTCGGATGGAGAAATTGTTTTATGAAGATGTTTGTGTAATGAATAATTAATTGTCCCATCATCACCTATACTCATCTCAAAGTGTATAGGAGAGTATCCGACAAAAGTCCTATCCATCATATGTCCCCAAACAGGACACTCCGAATAAGAGTATCCTAAATGGTTTTCACGATTACTAAGTTCAATTATATTTTCACCATAGAATTGAAGAGGACTATAATATACGTTGTATTTCATAGAATGTTTAATTCATTTTTTGCAATAATATATTCCCTACAAAGACCAGAACGAACAATATCATCTGCATCAAATTCAATTACATCTACCGAAGGCATCTGTCCAAGAATTTTCATGAAATCTACAATTCCGTTCTTTTCATTAGTCTTCACAAGGTCACTTTGAGTAGCATCACCGCAGAACATAATCTTACAATTATCTCCTACCCTTGTAATTATACTATCAAGTTCGTGAAAATTCAAGTTTTGAAATTCATCGATAAGAAGTATTGCATTATCAAAGGTTGTTCCTCTGATGAATGATGTGCTCCAAAAACTAACAGTTCCTTGAGTCTTTAAGTTTCCATAAAGCATTTCAAATTCAGCATCAGAAGGCATTTGGAACATGTACTTAACCATATTCTTATATGGAATCTGATACAGGTTTGACTTGTCGTCATGGTCACCAGGAAGGAAACCGATCTCTCGTGTTGCTACAAGAGATCTAATCACATATACTTTCTCATATGGTGTGAACTGATTTAGAACTTCTTTAATCGCATGATACAGGGTAATAAAGGTCTTACCTGTTCCTGCTGTTCCATATGCAACAATGTGCTTACCAGCTTTATATGATTCAAATAACTTTTTTTGATTATCAGTTAATGGTTCAATGTCTAAAAGGTGATCCGTGTTGATTGGTTTCTTACCTTTAAGAGCTTGCCGATGATATTCTGAATTGATACCAACGTTATCATTGTTTCTTTTTCTTCTAGCCATATCAGATCTTTAAGTTTTGTGCTCCAGGTTGTTTTGATACTTTTGCAAGTACATCGTTCCATCCTGGTTTGGACTTTACAAGTTTGTCTTTCCACTCACCAATTTCACCAGATCCAGGACAAGTGGAAGGATCAGAATAATCACGAGTCCAATCGGGATTATCTTCTCTCCACTGGTCCCAGTCATGAACACTCATGACGACTTCTTTTTGTTCACCAGTTTTTGTATTAACTACAGGATAAGTTGCCATAATTATTTTGAATTGTAGAGGTATTTAGAGTTTAATCCAACGTTCGTTTGCAAGTGTCCATTCAACAACTTCTTTGATACGACCTCGGATATCCTTAGGTGTCCATCCCATTTGCTTCATTTTCTCACCAGAAAGTGCATAACGAAGATCGTGACCAGGACGTGCAGAGTGGAAATCAACCATCTCATACTTCAATTCTTTACCTTGAACATCAGCAATGATCTGTGCTAGTTCAAGGTTATTAAGTTCCTCAGCACCTACGATATTAAACTTAGGACACTTAGCACCACCCCAGTTACTCTCAACTACAGGAGGTTGATCTAGAAGGAATAGAAGGGCATCTGCAACATCCTCAGCATGGATGTAATGCCGTGATCCAGGAATAGTTTTAGTGGGATCACTATGAATGGTAATAGGTTCTCCATCACGAATCCGTTTGATGCACATTGGAATGAACTTCTCTGGATGCTGTCGTTGTCCAAAGACATTCATCGTATGAGTAATATAAACAGGCAATCCATAAGTGTTTTCAAATGCAACTGCTAGTTCTTCACCACCAGCCTTGGTTGCACTATATGGATTAGTGGAATTGTAACGATCATTCTCACCATAGTTGATACCTTCAGGTGCAGGACCAAAAACTTCATCAGTACTGAAGTAAACAAATCTCTCAAGATTGTCAAGACTACGAGCATAGTCAAGGATGTTGCAAGTTGCCACAACATTATCCATGACAAATTCCATAGGATATTCAATGCTGCGATCGACGTGAGAACCAGCAGCAAGGTGAAGAACGTAGTCTACTTTACCAATATCAGCAGAAATCAGGGGATTTATTGCTGCTTTAAGATCATGGAATACTACTTTAACCCTAGCACGATCTTCAGCAGAAAAATCTTTCAGTACATCTTGAAGACGATTCAGATTTCCACTGAAGTCTAAACGATCAAGTGTAACAACTTCCCAATCAGTATTCTTAAGAATCTGAGAGATAAGGTGGTGTGCAATAAATCCTGCTCCACCAGTAATTAAGGCTCTTTTCATTTTTTGTTCGTTACTCCTATCAATTATAACTCATTAAATTTTCTTTTGCAACTTCGTATTCAATCTCAGCCTTTAAAGTTTTAAGATTGTATCTTGGACCAAGATAAGTTGTTTCCATTTTTTTAGGTCTCCAATCTTCATCATCGCAGAATTCATTCATATAATAATGCATTGCTATTCCATATGCTTGACACCCATCTCCTGCAATGGGGTCAATAAACACATTTAGATCTGGGAATTCTTTTTTTATACAAGAGTTGGCACAAATATTAAGAGCAACTCCTCCAGAAAATACTAAATTTTTCGTATCTGGAGATTTCTCCATAATCATTCTAACTCTTTTAACGATTGCTTCTTCGGCGCATTTTTGCATTTTATATGCAATATCTGCTTTCTTTTGAAAATCATCATTATGCTTCATGATAGGATAATTCAATAAATTAATAGCTCTATGACTATGAAATAGATTCATATTAGCATACAATTTATTGTCAAAAGTAAACTCTGGAAGATCTGGATTATAATTTCCATATGCAGCAAGACCCATTGTCTTTCCACATTCGTCTCTATACCAACCAAGATGTCTTGTTATAGTTCCATACATGATACCAATATCATATGCAGAATTTACATCAAGGCTTTCTTCACTATAGAATAATTCAATAAATTCATCAGGGAATTGATATGTACAAAATTCGTGAGATGATGGAATTGGAAGAAGATAACTCTTATAATGTTGATTTATATCTCGACCAGATGCCTCATATATTGTTGTTGTTTCCAAGAACATTACATTTGCAAATGCTCTTTCTAGATTTTCAATTTGTTCATCACTAATTTTAGTATTCTTAAGCATCTTACCAAATATTTGATGGATTCTATGATCTGCTCCCCATCCATCCATTACTAAACAAATCGATTCATCAAATCCAGATGCATAATATCCAGAAGCAGCATGAAATAAATGATGATCCCAAATATCAAGTGTATATGGAATTTTATCCATTCGATACTTCAAGAGTATTGATTTTAATATTTCTATTGCTTCGTCACTTCCATTGGCAATTATAATATGATCAATTCCATATCTTTCATGAAACTCAAAAACTCTTTTGACAGAAAAGATAATATTGTTATCATTCTTGATTCCAGTTTGCCTATCTTCTAAAAGATATTCATATACCTCACCATCTTTTAATATGCACGATGCAACATCGTGTCCAGCTAAGGAAAAAGCTACTAAATTCATTTTACTACCAGCATTTTAAGATCGGGAAAATAAACATAATACATTTCAGAATTTTTCAAAGTCCAAATACATTGTTTTATATTCTCTACAATTGCTTGACGAGACAAATTGAAAGACGTATTTAATACCAAAGGAACTTTTGTTTCATTATAAAAACTTTTTATCAAATTATAATAGTGATAATTATCTTTTTGGTTTACAGTTTGTAT